TTAACTTCGATTACTTTGCCAGCAAGCTGGGGATGGACACGATACCAGTTCCCCAAAAGCGTATGGGTGCTGATGGGCCAGCGAGCCTACGTGACGCGCTTATGCGCAACATTAAATACAGTTTCAAGACTATATTGTTGAAGTCGCAAGAGGGTGCAGGGTGTCGCCAGATAAAACGTATAGTGAGTGGGCAAGCTGAAGCAAGCGAGCCTATGTGGAGGGCAGGGCTGTCCATAGCTAAGTTCTGCGAAGATGGTGAAAAAGCGGCACAGAAAATATCAGAGAAGCACCCCGAATACACACCAGAACTTACGTTAAAAAAATTAGATTTTATTAAAGGGCCGTACCGATGTACTACGTTTGATGAGAACGAGACAGGTATATGCACTGAGTGCCCTCACTGGGGCAAAATAAAGTCGCCGCTGATATTAGGTAGAAAAATCGCGGAGGCCGAATTGAACGAAGATGGCACTTATAGTGAAGACTTTGGGTTTGAAAGTACAGACGACCCGGAGATTGGGGGTGAAGGTATTTCCTCAGAACACGTTATCCCAGCCTACCCACGGCCATATTTCAGAGGGATGAACGGTGGTGTGTACGTCCGTAGCACCAGCATAGATGGTGAAGTTGACGAACGAGTCATCTATCACAATGATTTATATGTCACACGTAGATTATTAGATAAGGAGGATGGTGAGTCTGTCGTAGCGAAGCTACATCTGCCTAGAGATGGAGTGCGTGAGTTTACGATGCCTTTAACGGCTGTCACATCTCGCGACGAGTTCCGTAAGCAAATGGCAATGCAAGGTGTCGCAGTAACTAAGATGGATGACCTAATGCAATATATGACCACATGGGTAAATGAATTACAGGCATCTGCCACAGCAGACACAGCACACCGGCAGTTCGGTTGGACTGACGACGACTGCAAAGCGTTCGTTGTTGGTAGCAAAGAAATAAGACCAGACGGTATTACACACAATCCACCCACTACACCAACCGCTGCGATCATGCACTACTTCAAACCGAAAGGTACGTTGGAGGGGTGGAAAGATATGGCGAACTTCTACACCACTAAAGAAGGGCTAGAGATGCACCAGTACGTAGTGTGCACAGCTTTCGGTTCGCCTCTGATGCAATTTTTACCGCAGAATTGTTCAACCCTACACCTACACGATAAGGCTGGTGGCGCGGGTAAGACAGCCGCTATGAAGGTAGGCGCTTCGGTATGGGGTCACTTCAAGGCACTGATGCTGGACGATCAAGACACAACTGCGATGAAGATGAACCGTGGAGAAGTGTTGCACAACCTACCGTTTTACATAGACGAGCTTACCAACACTCCAGAAAAAGAGATGAGCGACATTGCCTATCAGCTATCAGGTGGTCAGCAGCGGGGGCGTATGAGCAGCGGCTCTAACATAGAACGAGAACGGGGCGATCCGTGGAAGTTGTTAGCTGTTACCACAGGTAACATGAGCGCGATTGAGAAAATATCTTTGTATAAGTCTATGCCGAAAGCAGAGGCACAGCGGATCATGGAGATACGGGCTAAACAGATATTTAAAGAAACCAAACAAAAAGAGATGACCGATCATTTTGAGAAACAATTAGATAACCACTACGGCCATGCAGGGGTTGTGTACATACAGTGGGTCATGCAGAACCTAAGTACAGTGCAGCAACTGGTTCGCGATACACAACTGGAAATAGATAAAGCAGCAGGGTTAACACCTGAGAACAGATTTTGGTCAGCAGGTACAGCTTGCACCATGAGTGGAGCAATCATAGCGAGCAACTTAGGTTTAGTGGACTACGACACTACTAAGCTATTCGACTGGGTGATTCAGTTATTAAAAGCAAACTTGAGGTCAGTAAGCGACATGGGTGTATCAGTAGAGCAGACACTAAACGACTATATGAACGACAACTTTAGCAATATCTTGATGATTAAGAGCACTGATGACTTGCGCAAACAAAGCAACAACGGGCTGGACAGCATCGTGATACCTGACGCACTGCCCCGAGGTAAGTTGATAGCACGTTACGAGACTGACTTGAAGAAAGCGTACCTCGTACCGGCTCCTTTGAAAGCGTGGTGTGGGCGGCAGCAGATAAACTATTCGTCTTTTGTTGATGACTTGGTGAGCAAGCTAGGGGCTAAGCGCACGAAAATACGTCTGGGTAAGGGCACCAACTACAAGCTGCCTCCGAGCAGTGTCATAGCAGTTCCATGTAACACGTTTGATGAACCTACTGACGAGGACAATCTATACGACGTTGGTAGTGAAGCTGGCAACGAGTGAACGACACTGTTCTCAAATTAGACGATTTAAACCCTGATGGCGTACGCATCGTGGTTGACTGGCCTTCTATGGTGGTTGGCAGTTCGGTGTTCGTACCGTGCATAAACACTGACAAAGCACTGCAACAAGTCAGGGGTATTTGTGTGGGGCGAATGGGTTGGGAGATTAAAGCTAAGAGTTGCGTGGAGAGTGACTTTTTGGGAGTGCGTGTTTGGCGAATTTTGTAGTTTACGGAGGTTTATGGAACTTTATGGTACTTTACGGACAGCACTGGACAACATAGACCCATATGGTACGATCCGCCCCGATAAGGTCGGCGGTCTCCTACTCCATAGGTCTTATCTCCCTTCAACCCCTCGTCGTGGCCCACCCTGCGGCGAGGGGTTTTTTATAAATACCCAGTCTCTTTTACTTCGCGACTCATGTAGGGCGATAGTAAGATGCCGTTGACCATCTTTGCGCTGGTGGCTTTGTGCCGACGCATTGACCTTTCGATGGTTTCGTCGTCTATACGCAAAGAAGGGTCGCGTCTAACCGCAATGCTTGAACGGCTGAACTCGTCCATAGCACGGCGCATTCTCCTAGCTTCTTCGTAATCGCCGAACCGTCTAGCTATGTAGTACCGCTTGAGTAGTTTGGCGCGTTTATCCCGCGCAGCGGCTTCCATGCCTTTGGCTGCGGACGCTTCCTCTATCTGCCTTGTGTATTTAACAGGAGGAAAACCCAAAATCTGCGTGGTTATGTCGCCAAAAGTTAGGTCATCGTATATGGGGTCACCACGGCGTGTAAGAATGCCCTCGTCTCGGGGGTATCTAATAACAGCTTTATACAAATTACGTATAGCGCCCGGCATCATGGACTCTGCACCGCGTTCCATATTTTCGCCTTCTATAAATTCTTGCGCACCCTCATAAAATCTTGATCCTACACTCCAAGCGGGGCCACCAAAGAGATGCAAGAAACTTTCCTCTGGCGACGGATCACTGTTAAACCTGTCGGCCTCAAATAGTAGGTCGGTCAGTTTGACACGCTGCGACACGTCTAGCCCAGTCACCTCAGATAACAGGCCTTTGTATAGTATGTCGTTATCTAAATAACTACGTAACGCGGTATCGGCGTCTTCTTCATAGTCTTCTTGGAACATGTCGTAGATCATAGACACCGCACCGTACAGCGGTAGCCCTTGCACACCAGCAAACAACAGTGCTGATAGGTGTATGCCAGCCAGTTGCTTAAACGCTGTTTTCGCCGCTGCTGTGTCTCCCGCAAAGGCTGCGTCGGACATTTCCTTAGCTGTTTTGAGCATGGTGTAGTACATCTGAATACCATAACTCTTGTACATCAACGCAACGCGCCCTAACCCTTTACGAGCAAGGCGAGGGCCAGTTTCTAATGTGGCACCGCCGTTGATTTGTTGAGTTTGGTAAAGGGCTTCTTCTGCCGCAGCTTGCTTCTGCTTTAGGGTAGGCTCGCGTCCTTTCGTTAACTTACTTAGCTCAAGCTCGTAAGCCGCCACCATTGTGGTTTGGCGGTTCATTATTTCTGCGTTGTGGAACATAACAGCGGACAAGTTGGTAACCTTGTCCCAAAAACCCGTCTCACGGCCCGACTGATCTACACTTAATGTCTCAGCTAAAAATGACGTGTTTAGTTCACCTCTATCGGCTGCTAGTTCTATAAGTGGACGTATGCGCTCTAACTGCCTTCTCTTGTCATTGGGGATATCTAGGTCTGTGCGGATTGAAAATGTAGACCCGCCATCTTCCGTTGCAGTTCGCACATAGTAGTTATCAAGCGATGGCGTTGTGTACTTGTCGCTGAACTTAGCGCCTTCTTCTGGGTCGTTAACAAACTTCTCTTTAGCATGAGGCACGTAGCTGCTCATAAACAGCTTCTGTGCGCCTAGTATTGCGTCTTTACTTTTACCGTAGCCATACTGACCACCTAACATTGGGTAGGCAAACAGAGGCACCTGTGACAAGTTGACCAGTGCGGAGGAAGCGTTGAACCCGATTGTCCATATAAAAGCGGCTCTATTTGCAGCTTTAGCGTAGTTATCCGTAGGGGGGCTTATGGCAAAATCAGCGCGATCTTCCATTTCTTCAAGTATGCCCTTGTCCCTGTCATTTTGTAGGTCTGAACGGACAAACTCTCTGGTTGGCTTACCTTCAGGGTCAAGCTCCCTTGCGTAAAACTCCTCTCGCATGGCCGTTCTCACAGCCTCTATCTTATTACTACTACGTATTCTTGCGGACTGTCTGGCTAAGTCGTATGCCTTAGTTCTTGCCGCCCCCACTGCATCTACATCATAGCCAAGTGTTTTCTTACGTTTTAGAAGCGACTTAGTAAAAGATGCTTCGGGCAGTGCTTCAATATACAGCCTAGCAATTTGCTCTCGCGTGGACTGCGGTATCTTAGCGTCATTTAACGTGTTCAGAACTTGTGCCACAAAAGATCCAGAAGGGGCGTCTGGGCCTACATATTTCTTCATGTTGTCGGGGTCTATGGTCTCAACACCGTACCCCATATTTTCAAACTCGCCTCTGGCAAAGTCACGATCACCTAAGCTCTCATAGGTGACCACCGCACGTTCACCATCTGCAGGGTTCTGCACCACTAACCAATACTTTCCTTTACGTGTGAGAGGGAAGTATGGCTCTATCTTTGCCGCTTCAAGCATTTTGGCAAACAAATCATTTTTTAAACTGGTCTTAACTCCTTCGTCTACGTTGAGGCCATCTATGCGGCCCAGCAGCGACCCTCTTAATTCTGCATAGATGTCAGCGTACAGGCCACGTAATTTAGTGTATGCCTGTCTACCGCCTTTACCTAAATCGGCACTGTCGTATATCTTACGAAGTTCTTTATAGCGATCTATTTTTAGTTGGTTTGTGCCCTCTACAGTCTGCCGACCATACTTATCAGTAGCTTGTTTTAACGTGAGCTGTGGGTCTACCTCATCTATGGTACTGTCGTGCACAAGGTTATTAAAAGCATCTATGGTCTTCTTTGGCGCTTTCGATGCCCAACCCACTATGGGTTCTAGAGTCCGCTTTACATTCTCCTCAGCTTTAGTTAACGCCCCCCGCTGCTCCAGAATTGCGTTATTAAGTTCAGTTGCCCCCGTAATCCCAGCTTTCTCTGCTATATCAAGAAAGACTGCTTGATTAGGAAGAACGCCCAGCGTGCCACGCATGAGTTTTCGCATACGTGGGTTCATGTCTTTGCTGAACAGCCCAAAGAAATCACGCTTTATCTTTTCGCGTGATTGTTTGCTAGTTAGGCCTGACTTAACGGAGTTTATTTTGTCTGCTACGAACTGCACGCCATCTTTGGTGGATAGCGACGGTATGTTGTCTAGACCCGCACGTTCTGGTGCAGTAGCTAATATCTTATCTACTAGACGATTAACTTCGGCTTGCGCTGACGTGTCACCAAAAACACTGTAATTATCGAACCCAAGAAACCGAGCAATAGCCCCCTTGAACCTTTGAAATAAACTTAGCGGCTCGCCCTTTGCATTGATACGAGCAAGGTCACGTTGGAATCTAGGGTTGGCGAAAGCCTCAGCTACAAACTCTTTTAGGTCTTTTGTGCCGTAGAAGTTATCACCCAGCACTTCTTTTGCGGCTTGGTATATACGGTCAAGCTCTACAACTGTGCTGCTTTTTGGTTTTGTAGCTATCTCATATAAGGTAGCTGCATGGGTCATCTCATGTAAGAAAACTGCCCCGTTTAGGCCACCATCTGTGTTGAGCAGGATTCTGTTCTCTTTAGGTACAAAAAGACCTAACGGGTTCTGCCCATACTTATCTTTAGCGTCCAGCATACTGCGTATATTGTTAGCGTCACGCACGGTGCTGGTAGCCTGCAGGGGTTGTATGTTTACGACATCTGTTGCAGTCGAACCGACATACTTCATTAACTTTCTAGCAACCCTTGCGAGTCGTCTGTCTTTGACTGTCTTTGCCAGTGCCTCCAAAGCACCGCGAGTGTCCCCCGCGTTTATCTTGGCAATCACCGAATCCTGTAGGGGCATATCAATAGCTTCGGCTGCGTTGGTAGAGCCGAACATTGGGGCGGTTCGCGAAGTCTCTATCATCCGTGCAGCGAGTCTTGGATCAACTTCCATGTCCTTGACGTGCATTAAATACTTGTCTCTGTCACCCGCTTGCACACGAACTTCTGGAGCGCCCTCTAATTCTTGCCTAGCTAAGTCGTTTGCCCTTGCAAGACTGAGATTTGGGTTTTCTTCTCGTAGTTGAGCGGCTAGATCTCGTAGCTCCTGCGGCGGGGCTACTCTAGCCCCCACTACACTTTTCGACTCAGGTGCCGCAGCTTCTTGTTCACTCTGTAACTGCTCAACCCTAGCGTTAAGCTCAGCCGCCTGCGTGTCTACATCCGCATCTGCTAACGTAAATTCTTCCGCTTCTGGTTCTCTGACGACAGGTGCCTTTCTCTTCGTGGCTGCTCGCTCGCTTCTAGCTTTAGCCATCGCCCTGCGCATTAGTGCACTGCGTTGTGTTCCTTCTCGTCCAGTAACTTGTCCAACGCCGCTATCAAAAACTCCCAGCTCTTCTCTGACAGGTGCCGCAGGTGCTTCGGTACTTCTACGTGGTTGGTCGTCCTCCACACGCTGTAAATCACTTGGAACGCCGACTCTACTTCCTGCTTCGTCAGTTCCTTGTCTAGCACGTCGAGTTGGGAAAGATAGATCACGTTGCTCACTTGGCACCTCCGCTAAAAGACGAGTAACTCCTCGTTTAATTTTTTTAGACTTGAGTTTGTTTGCTGTTTCTGTGAGGTCTGTTTGTACTTCTAGAGCGTTCAGATCCTTACCTACAATACGTTTTCGTATTGCGGCGTTAGGCGCAAACCCAGCGGTAGTCAAGGCTTCTTCAGTAACAGCTTTAGGCGTAGGGGTAGGCTCCTCTGCACGACGTTGTGTTTCTTGTTCTGCTACTGCTAATTCAGTTGGAAACAGATCACCTTGCTCTCGCTTAGCAATCTCAGCGCGTTCTCTACCTGTTCGAGCTTCATCAGATACAGGCTGCTCAGTAAGTTGCTGTTCTCTATCCCGCTGGTTAATACGAGCTAATACTTCTTCTCTAGTAAGTGCCTGACCTTCTGGTGTAACAGCTAGTGTTTCACCCGCTACTGTTTCGCCTTCTGGTGCAGGCAACCCCTGCAGTTGTGGGCCTACTCGTTTTGGCTCTAACCCCGGCAACGATTCTTGGTCTGGCGATACGGCTCTGCTAGGTTCTTCTTCAAATAGCCTGTCTCTTTCAGCTTGTGCTGTTGGATCTCCTCGTGGCCCTTCAACATCACCACGATCAAATAACTCTAGCTGTGTCGGTCTTTCTGGCTTGAACTCTAATAACCCTGCA